TGCAGTTACTAAACTAATATCATGTTCTGCCATGCTCGATCCTAAGTTATAATACCGCCAGCGCCTGCTGGTTCAATACCCGTTGTTGTTTGTATATAGTGGTTTACTAATGCACCGCTGGTCTGTGCATGCAACATTACATGACGTTTATCGATGTGTATACTCTTATTTAACTCAGATGTAAATAGGCTCTGCATCAGGCCAATGCCCTGTGGACTTGGTACTACAATCATTGGTTTAGATACGATGAATTCATCAGCAGTTTCTTCTAATACTTTGGCAATAACTTCATCACCATTTACTAGTTTAAATGATACTAATGTATCTTTGTCATACTTATTAGTTACTAGCACTTGTTTCCCCTAACATTTCATTTAATTGTTCGTTGGTTAATTTTTGTAGTCCTTGGTAGCCACCTGATACAAACAGTTTACCGTCTTGATAAATCTGTGGTACTGTACGATGCCCTTCACTCATGATAAACTCGCGTGCGTCTAAATCTTCATCAATTTTAATTACTTCAAACGCAATCTTTTTCATTGTTAATAAATTCTTTGCCTGCTCGCAAAAAGGGCAAGAATCTTTTGAATACACAGTTAACATATTGGCTCCTTTTATTATTATAGTGTTGGTAATTCATCATAGTTCATCTCATCACTCATTACGCCAATTACGTAGTTAGTTGACTCTGACTCTTGTAGTGCTGTTTGTTTCTTACTAGTGTCGCTGTGCTTGTTAAACCAAGGAATAGGTGTTGTTTTAGGCGCAGGTTGGTTGTAGCGTATGCCAATTTGTTTTAGTGCATCTACGGCTGTATAATCAACAAAATCCTTCAAAATGTTAGCGTTTAAGCCAATAACTGGACCCATTTTGAACAAATAATCAGCCCAAAACTTCTCTTCACGGATAACATCTAAGTACATAGCATACACTTCATCTTCACATTCTGCTTTGATAGCCGCGAAACGTGGATCTTCTTTTACTACCTGATTGATTAAGAACGCAGTCCACTCTTTGTGTAGTAACTCGTCTTGTAGAATTAAACTGATAATGTTACCGTTACCAATAAAGATCTTATTCTCAACCATGGCTAAACTTGTAGCAAATGATACCATAAAGCGGAATGCTTCTAAACCGTAACTAGCATGTAGGGCCAACCAGATAGCTTTGATGTGTTCTTTTTCTGTAACTTTTTCACCCATCTCTTTACGGCAGTTTATTTGATGTAAATCATCATAGTAATTGCCAATAGTACTGGCCATACCTACAATCTCTTGTGTGTCATGAATAGTATTAAATACGTCTTTGGGTACATTGTAGATATTACGAATGATGTGACTGTATGATTTACTGTGAATATTAGTTTCAAAGAAACTCCAGTTACTGATCAGTGCTTCTAGTTCTGGTAAACTAACAACTGGACCAAACACTTGATTAGGAGCGCGGCCCTGCAGGCTATCTAGAGCTGTTTGACGTAACAAATTGCTGGTAAAGATATGTTTAACTGCATCACTAGCGTCTTTAAAATCGTTAGCATCTTTGCTTAGGCTAACTTCTTCTGGTTGCCAAAAGAACCCTCTAGCAGTAGCTTCAAAGTTAGCAATCTTATTATACTTAACTTCTTCAAACCGCTGGATAGTCACAGGTCCTGCTGGATCCAAAAACATCTTGCGATGTAGATAGTCTGTTTTAGTACTTAAATCGTATTGTTCTTTTGACATTATAATTTACAGCTTTCGCAGTCCTCTTCTATATATTCTTCTAGTTGTTTTGTTTGTGGTGGTAAGTCTTCTGCTGCTGCTTTACTACCCTGTTTGTTAATTAAACTATAGTAGAATGTTTTCAATCCCCATAGTTGAGCCTGCATTAAGTTTTTAGCAATTAGTGTAGTGGGCACTTTACGATCTGCCCAATGCGCCGGATTGTAGAATGTATTAGTACTGATACTTTGGTCAACGTAGGCAGCTAATACTGCGGCAGTTTTTAAGTAGCCATCACAGTCCTTTTGTTCCCACATGAGTTGATATTTATTCTTTAACTTGTGATATTCTGGAACAACCTGTATAAATGATCCTGCTTTAGATTCTTTAACTGATATCAAACTCATTGGCATTTCGATACCATTAGTACTGTTAATAACAACTGAACTAGATTCAACTGGTGCAATTGCCATTAAGGTAGCGTTACGCACCCCATGCGATCGCATATCGCTGCGTAGCTGTTCCCAATCAAGTTCTCGAGTAGGAGTAAAGTCTGCTAGTTCATTAACACCGTTGGCACGTAGTTCCCAGGGAAATATACCTTTACCATAACGTGTTTTAGCTGAATCTTTACAAGCACCACGTTCCTTAGCTAGTTCAACTGTGGCTTCTGTTAGGTAGAATGCCTGATGCTCCATCCAGGTTTTAACTTCTTGTAGGGCATCCTTTTCGCCATACTTGAAGCTACGTTTAGCATGCCAATAAGCCAAGTTAGTAATGCCAACACCCAGTGGTTGGATTTCATCGTTGCTTAGTTTACTCTGTATGCTTAGGAAATCTTGGTAGTCTAATATGTTACATAAACTACGTTGTAAGATACGGCAAGCACGACGCATATCTTCTGGGTTACGGAAAGCTCCCCAGTTAATGCTGCCTAATGTACATAGGGCAATACGACCTTCTTCGTCATCTAAGCGTTTAAACGATTTAGTAGGTAATAAAATTTCACAGCACAGGTTACTTTGATAGATTGTATGATACTCAGGATCAAACGGTCCTTGGTTCATAACATTGTCAATGAACACTAAGTAGATACGTCCAGTATCTGTGCGTTCTTTTAATATGCCACCTTTGAATACTTCTTCTGCAGCCATTGTTTTCTTACGTAGATCTTTACGCTTTTCATACTTAACATAAAGCTCTTCAAACAGTGCTGTATCTTTGTAAAACGCTTCGTATAAGTCGGGTACTTCATTGGGATCAAAGAATGTAATCATCTCTTTGTTTTTGAATTTGCGCCAGAAGAAAGCACTTAGTACAACTCCGTAGTCCATATGACGAACACGGGTTTCTTCTGTTCCTTGATTGTTTTTCAATACAATTAAATCATCAAATTGGTGATGCCAGATAGGATAAAACACAGTAGCCGATGCGTTACGTATGCCGCCTTGCGAACAGCTACGCAAATCACCAAACCATTTCTTCAGGAATGGAATCATACCCGTGTGCATGATCTCACCGCCACGAATAGGACTACCAAGTGGACGTAGACGTCCTATTTCTAAACCGATACCTGCACGTTTACTAGCATACTTGGCCATCATTTCACCCGATGCAAAGATACTGTCTAGGTCATCATCTGCTTTAATTAATACACATGAACTAAATTGTTTAGTCGGTGTGCCTAAGCCGGCGAGAACAGGCGTTGCTAGTGTGAACAAACTGTCACTTGCACAAGTGTAATATTCTTTGATAAAACGCATACGTGCGCTACCAGGTTCTTCTTTATGAAACACAGTTGCGGCTGCAACTATATAACGTATCTGCGGAGTTTCATAAATTTGTTTAGTTGCACGATTGCGTACAAGATATTTTTCAATTAATTGCTCAATGGCTGCATATGAATAGGTTTCATCTTTGGTATGGTCAACAAAAGAATCCATCTTGTCCCATTCTTCTTCACTATACCATTCTAGTAGTTCTGCTGTATACAAGCCAGTTGCTACATTTGTCTTGACAATTTCGTATAAGCGAGGAACTTCGTAGTCACCGTAGACATCTTTACGCAGCATACTTAGGCGTTGTTTACCCGCTACATATTGATAGTTGGTATGCCCTATGTCTGGATTTGATTCTACATCGATTAGATCAACAATAGCTCTAAGTGTAATCTCGTCAATTTCGCGTGTACTAATTCCATCATAAAAGTGTGGTTGTGCTTTAATTTCAATCATCGACTGACTTACATCTGCAATTCCAGCACAGACCTTTGCGATCTGGGCTTGCCATTTATCTACTGCCAAAGGCACACGGCTGCCACTACGTTTTATTACTTGAATAATGCTCAATTTGATAACCTCTTAATTTAGTACTGCTCTAAATTTGTATTGTTGATTGTTGTTGTATATTTACTATATCTTGTAGTATACTTGATATTTTAACTTCTTGCAAGTTATATTATAAAAATTCTTTTATATAAAATTTAAATGTTGCGTCACTACCAGTGTTAGTAGTTGTGTACTGAAACATATTGCCGGTGAACCCGAATGTAACGCCAACATCGGCGGATTCAGTATACTCATCATCTAATAATGGAACACCATTGAGATATGCTCCTTTTAACCAACCAAATCTAGTGGATGAGCCACGAACAATACTATATTCTAAGAACGTAGAAATATTAGTAACTCCAATATTTCCATTAGTAGTATTATCAGATAAAGTTATAGTTCGCATTGCTAAATTCGACTGTATATTAGCAACATCGGACTGAATAGTAGTAATATTTGCTGTCATATTAGCAACATTACTTTCCAAGGATTCAATCAGAGCCAACTCGCTGTACATGCTTTGCGTAGTAAGAATTTCGGTTACACCAGTAGTAGGTGCACCTTCGGCCAATGTGCCATTACCAATGAACAATCTTTGTTCGTCAATTGACCAACCCATTTCAGCCGAACTAAGTTGTGGTAAATTCTCTTGCAGTCCTCTGCGGATTTGTATTTTGGAAATTTGAGTTACGGCCATATTATCATCCTATCTATATTTTATATTTAGCTGAGATTATAATACTGTTCCACTCTTTCCAACCATTTTTTCGTCCACTTATCCCATTCGGCACCCTCAACTGTCCATGTTTGATATTGGAAGTCTTGACTACACATTAGTATAACGCCTTGACGTATGTCAGTTCCGTGAGTTTCGTTATGTGCTAGTCCATAGGCACATAATTGAAGGAAATAGTCCTGAACCCACTCGGTTTTCTTAGGTTTATTAGTCTGTTTATAGTCTAAAATAGCCGGTTTTCCCTTGTGTACTCCGCAAGCGTCAGTTGTACCAGCATACAGTCCAGCTACA